TCATGTTTGTAAATACTCCATTTCATTTTGTTCTATAAATTGATTTGATGATAAGCCGTTAAATATCTTACGCGGCATATTGTTTATAAAGTCTTGTATCTTGTTTAATTCCTCTTGCGTGACTTCTGATAAGTCAACACCCTTAGGGTAAAAGCGTCTTATCAATTTATTTTGATTTTCATTTGTTCCACGCTCACCGCTTCTATATGGGTGACAGTAATATAAATTCGTTCGCACGAACTCTATTAATTCATTGTTGCTAAGTTCACAATTTGTTGAAAACTCGACACCATTATCACAAGTGATTGTTTTTATATGGTGCTTTAATTTATCCCAATTATCTTGCAAAGTGTTCCAAACACTAGAACACTGTTTATTGTCAAGTTTAAAAAGTAATTCTTGTCTTGTCTTACGTTCAGATAAAACAAGTATGCAGCCCTTTTTCTTTTTCTGTCCTTGTACGGTATCCATTTCCCAATGTCCGTATATATCGCGCTGTTTTATATCCTCGCGTTCATCTATGGAACGCTTGCCGTACTGGTAAACGCGCTTTGTTTCCTTTTCCTGTTTAACTTTTTTAATTTTATTATAGGGCATATCCGACTTTTTCAATTTGATAAATCGCTTATTGAAATAATTGTAAAGAGTAGTCAAACATACTCTTGTATTAAATCCCTCTTGCTTTGCAAATTCATTTGCAGAATAGAAAGAGTAGTGTTCTTTTACTCTGTCATGTATAAATTTTATGTATTCACTATCACAAGCGACCTTGTTATTAGCGCCCTTATTTGCACTGGCTTCTTTATATCTGCGTTGTCCAACATCAGCGCAATATATATAATACTCTTTTAAATGTGTATCGTTCTGCTTAACGGTGCCGCGCTTAATCTCATTATAGATTGTGTTATAATGCTTATTTAATATCTTAGCTATTTCGCGTTGTGTCCTCTTTTCTTTGTTATACATAAATTCTATCAAATAGCGTTCTTTCTCTGTCAAATGTTTTCCCATGTTGTCACTCTCCCTTGTGGCTATATTATAGGTCAATTTGTATCAAAGTTGTATATTTTTAACTCATTATCAGAAAATGGCATATCAACTGTTTTTCTGTAAGACTTATCATTTTCTAACGCTTCTGTAAAATCCTTTATTTTATCATTTTCAATTAAAAATGTGTCTATTACAGGCTTTTCGCAATTTGTTCTTGTGTACCAATAACGCTTTTTGCCTTGTGTTAATGTAGCAAGGTCTTTTGTTATGTATTTGAGCATGTATCCGACAATCTTCCCTTGTGAATCACTGTCTTTATTTACTGGGATAGCAGTAGAAAACCCTAAACGATAATTTGCAATGTTATATATAATCTTTATTCCTTTATCTTTTCGTCTGCCACTGTCTACAAGCTGAATGTCACCAAGATTAGACATGAGCGCGTGAAAATGGAATTTCTTTTTGTCTGAATGATACTCAGGCACAAGACAATATTTTAAATCTGGCGCACATATTTGTTTAGCATTCATAAGCCATTTAGACATTTTAGCAGAGCAGTCGTCATAATCTTCACTATTAACAATTTTAGGATTGAAAGTAAATGTTACAAAATACTCCCAATCATTGGCTAGACAGATATTCCATATCTTATCTTTTGTTCGGTGCATTGACTGTCTAATAGATAAATCAATATCGAATTGCGTTCTTTCTTCTTCTGTCTTTTTCTTGCGTTCATTCGCACGAACTTTCTTTTTATCAAATTCAATCGGCTTCTTAAAAAATCTCACCTGTGTTTGATTTTTATATGTTAATGTACGGACATTGTAAGCACCCATGTTATTTATCTCCCCATAATTTTATATTTCTCTTTTCGCATAAATAGCCAAGCATGTCAGCGTATTCAGAACAATATTTTTCATGCTTTTCACGTTCAATAATATCAATAGAATCATAACCAAGTTCAACCATTCTATCGACTTGAGAACCTAAACAATTATCAACGGCGGTGTAATATTCTTCTTCAAGTTTTTTATCAGACAGAGCGGCGACATGTGCCATAATTTCGTTAATTTCTTTTTTCTTCATGTTTGAATCTCCCTTTTCGTTTTCCTAGTGTTAAGTGTATATATTATCAAGTACGCGCATATGCGCGCGTGTGTATGCGTATGTGTGTATATGTGTGTGTTATATTATGCGCAGATACAAGCCCACTTGTACTAGGTGTTATCTCTCCGCAAACTCCGAGATTCCACCTAGTACAATTGTGTTGTATCATACACGCTATAATATTTCTTTTCACCGAACAAAAATTTACTACCTGTTTTAGCGTCTTTCTTAGAATAGCCGTATTTACTCGTAATACAAATAAACAGATTTCCCCCGAAGAGAAGAGAAAGCAGTTTACCAAAAACTTTATAATTACCAACATTTCTATGCAATACCTGTGTCTCTAAAACGTTTCGTATTTGTTTATCAATGCATTTGTCATCTTGGGATATAAGTATAACATCATAACCAAGTTTTCTATGAAGACGATAAAAGGCACACCAAGCAAGGCGGTCTTTTCTATTCCAAGAACGACTATTATATAACTCTTGACACTCGTCAAGAATTAAAAGCGTTTGGTGTAGCTTAAATTTTCCTTGTTTGTCGCGTTCATGGAAATTATAAGCATAACCTTTTAAGCCCTGTATATAGCTGTAAATGTCGTCGGGTTCTTTGAGCCTAGTTGCACCATGTCTATCAATTTTCATTTCAAGAATGGAATTATTAAGCCATTCTTTATTCGAGACATACAAATAACACCCCTTGGGCTTTTTATTAAGCGTGGGGATATTATCTGTATTAATTTCCATATTACCTATTATGTTTTTACCTTTTTGGATAAATTTATAAATCTCTTTCGCGGCATGATAACTTTTGCCACTGCCGGGGACACCTGTATAAAACCATATCATATAATAATCACCTCAAAAATGTGCGTGCGTTCGTTCGCGCGAACTATTTTAACAAATAAGCTAACATACCAATAAGATTTTTTCTGTATGAAAGAACAGCATAAAGAATTTTTTTGAAATATTTCCAACAAATATATAAACCATATGCATCTAAAACAGCACCGGTAAGAGTAATAACATAGTCAAACGGAATAAACCAATTAATATAGGGTAGATAATTAACAAACGGCTCTTTACTGACATTTAATAAACCGCTAACAGGGTCGGTAGGTAAGAGGTTGTAAGCAATAAGAACGACATCAACAAAAAATGTTAATAGATTTGCAATCAAATCAGTTAAGGCACTACAAACAATTAAAATAAGTTTTTCCCACATGTTATAACTCCCCCTTGAATTTTTTATATGTACCTATAGCCATTGTAAGAGTAAAAGCCAGTTTTAAAAAACTTGCCGCGACTTCTCTCCATGAATCATAAGCCGACAAATTAAATGTAATTTTATATTTGTCGTATTCGTCGCTATCTTTACTTATACCAATTAAAAATCCATAATGATATGTAAACTCTGGACATATAGGCTCAGACTGCAAGATTTTTAACCATTCGTAAAGCTGATAAGGAACACTAAAAGGAAAGTGTCCGAAAATTCCGTTATGATAACTGAACTTAGTGCGGTCAATAGTTTCTTCGTTGTCGTCATCAACTTTTTCTCCATAAAGAACAGCGTCAGAAACCCTATTAAATGACTTTTTAAAAAGGTTTGACATATCAGCTTTCGTATAAGTGTTGTTATATTTATCGTTCTGATATGCTATGTATTCAGTAACACCGAGTATTTGAAGCAATATGTTATTTTGTTCTTTTAAGGTATCAAGAATATTACTTGTATTGTCTTTAATATCACCTGTATTATCTTTAATATCACCTGTATTATTTTCTATATTCTTTAAACCACTGTCAATTAAATTTTGTAATTCATCAGCAGACAACCCCTCTTTCTTTGTGTTAATCGTATAAATTAAACTATCTAATTTTTGCCCTAAATCATCACCTAAATTATCTATAGACATTGAAATATCTTTTCCAGTCTGATTAATTACAGAGGAGATATAGGCTGTCTGGTCTCCGTGTAAGTAGTTATACATTGCCGAATAAGAAGAAAAATAGGAAAAAGGCGAATTATCAGCGGAATAATAATTAATTCTAAAATCACGATAGCGCCATGATTCAGTAGTAGCAGAATCATAACGCATATCCTTATTAAAAACTAGCTGTCCATAATAAGGACAAACCCACATAGGAATAAGACAAGCTGGGTTGGGTGTATACAAATCGCTATTATCCCACTCATAATTATAAAAAACAGAATAGCTTTCATTGTTTATTTCCCACATGTGAGAATGACCACTAGTATCATAAGAATAAAGTCTATAAGTATAAACAGAAGTAGTCCAGTCTGTAAAAGAATTTCTTTTATCGCTGTCAGAATTCCCCATGTAATAATAGCCAGTCAAATTACTTTTATTACCTTTAGAAAAGTATGCAAAATTAACACCGCTAACAAAAGCATAATCAGCATTACAAACACTATAAGCACTGGTATAATCGTCTTCGTATTCAAAAAGTTTTCGAAAGTCGGAACTATCAACATATTTTTTTACAGTTCCAACAGGTTTAATAACTTTAAGACCAATACTATCATAATAATATTTCTTGATTTCTTCTCTTAATTTGTCAACACTGGTATTATCCATTGTAATTGTCTGTGTATCCTCATCATAATTAATAGAATCAATATAATTATAATTACCAAGTAATTTATCAGAAACATCTGTTAAAGCGTTAGAATTGCCAGTTGTAGCAATACCGAGAGCAGAAAGAAAACCACGAGTAACATTATTATTTGAAAAACCGCTAAACATTAATTGAACATAAGCAGATAATGTCTTTTTAGACATAAGAAACGCTTTAAGCTGATTATCTGATAAATGTAAATTGTCCTTACCTTTAGCAGAATAAGTCCAGTTATAAGTTGAAGTTGGAGTGTATGAAAATAAAAGAGTATTATCTGAATCATAAATATCTAAGTGAGCGGATACATACTTTTGAGCTTCAGAAGAAGAATAAGCAAAAGGAGAATCAGATGACTTAGATAAAACAGTTTTATCTGTATCAGCACAAACAGAAATAGAGATACATGTTGAAACTGACAAAAAAACAATTGAAAAAGATAGTAATATTGAAATTATTTTTTTCATACAAACACCTCGTAAAAAAAAGATAGGCAAGATTTAATCTTGCCTATCCTTTAATTGATTTTGATAAAATTTTGTTCTAGTCTTATAATACTTAGATTTATCAATAAAAAATTTACATATAAAAATAAATAAGACTACTATAGGAACGATGAAAATAAGTAATATGAATATATTTGCAAAAAAAACAAATATATCAAATAAAAATTGCGGATTCAAACCGAATAAACGACCGTCAGAACTTAAACAAATCATTTAAACACCCCCTTATTAATACGATTATACCACTAGGCAAGTTGTAGCACAATCTTTATTTTTTAGGGCTTTATATAATGTGGTGCATAAGCCATATTATAAATTTCATAAATAGTACTGACATGGCAGTCAGCAGAAGTATTAATATTAATGCTTCTACAATTGTAATACCTGTTATATCGTGCGGCATTATCACGATAGGGATATATGTACAACTAATCATTGTCATTATCCTTTATATTAAGCAAGTCAGAAAAAATAACTATAGAAATATAAAAAATTAAATCTCGAAGCTTTCTATAATCCTCATCATAATTATCATCTAAATCGCTCATTGTTTTTATCCTCCGTTTCTATATCATCATGGAAAGTTAAGCGAAGAGCCGCAAACATAAGAGAGATAACGATAAGAAGTCCTATGGCAAGGAGAAACAATATAAAATTGTCAAAACTTCCAAAATTCTGCATAATCCAATCATACATTATTGTTATCCTCACTTTCATTGTCCTTGTTGAAGTACCACGGAAGATAGTCAATTATAAAGTAAAAGCTTCCTACTAAAGTTCCAGCAATAGGAGTGAAAGTCATAACAAAAAGAGCATAAGAACCAAACTGCTCAACAATCCAGTCATACTTTAAAAATACGAAGATGATAAACGCTAACGTTGTAATAACATGAATGATAACAAATAGAAATGTACTATCTGACTTAATCAACTTAATAATTTTCTTCATGTTCATTTACCTCGGTTTCTTTATTCTCTCTTTCTGCCTGTCTATGTAACTCTTCATGAAGAGAATCAACTTCACTAACAATGAGTAAACTGGCAAATGTGAAATAAAGACATGCGTCTATTATTACTCCAAAACATGCATGGACAAGACCGACTAAATAAAGAATGATAACTACAAATATAAATATATTGTATTTTGCGCGATTACTTATTTTCTTCATGTTCTTTCTTCTCTCTTTCTGCCTGCCGCTTGGCTCGCTTGGCTTTTCTTGCTTCCGCTTCCTCATTGTGTATTTTAGTTACTAAGTCAAGGAGCTTGCTTATTTTGCCCTTGCGGTGTTCTGTACCGTAGGCAATATAGTTTGTCGCTTTCTTGATTTGTACCATATTCCGCCACACTAGGAAGAATAACAATAGTAGTACATATCCCATTGTTCTTTGTACCTCGCTTTCTGTGTTACTCGTTTTCTGTGTTACTCGTTTTTATTTGTTCATTCGCACGAACTTTTAAACGCTTCTTTGTGTACATCAGCAGAGCCGTTAAACTCTGCCTTTGCTAGTATCGGAGTACTAGTTTGCAAGGCTTCTAAAGAAGCCGACAGCCATTCTGATACCCATAGTGATTGCCATGAGTGAGAGACCGATAGGAAGAACAGCGACAATACCGTCTTTGCACACATCTACTGCGCTCTGACAAGCTGTTGTGATTGCTGTCTTGATTTCTGTACTCATTGTGACTGCTGCATTTCCCTCTGCTGCTAAAACTGTTGGTGTCATACTGGGAACCTCCGAAAATTATATTTATCATCACCTGTAAGGTGTTGATAGCTTAATAATATCGACTACGAAGCGCCAGAGCTTCATAATCGCCCATAATGTGAATGAGAGTATTACAGACATTGAAAACCCCATTGCTATATACTGAGAATAATCTGTTAATATTGCGCTTGCTGTTGTCATGTCTTATATCCTCTCTTTCTACATTAATCGTGAAACTGCTACATAGCCTAGAAACGCGCCTGTAAATATAATGAGTGTTATTGAAATTATATAGAGTGTGTCGCGGATTTCTGCGAGTGTGTTCTCTTGCGTTTCTGTTGGTGTTTCTTCTGTTTCTTGGCTTGTTGCATTGTTACTATCTATATTTAAGGTATTATTGTCATTTTTATTTTCTGATTCTTTTACAGTCTGTGTTTGTATTTCTTCTATTGCATATGATGTTTCTTTTTCTTCTGCATTTACTGGCATAACAAAATAAATTACAGTAAATATTAGTAATAGTGTTAAAGTGATAATCATTAATATAAATATTGGTTTATGTTCTGATATCGTTTCTTTTATCATTGCTTTCTTGCTTTCTTAATTTATTAATTAGTTATTCTATTTTTGTTTATTGTGTCTGTGTTTATTGTGTCTGTGTTGTTTTTGGTTTATTATGGAACGCTCACGCGACCCCATTCACCTAAAAACAATCGCGCTTTGCGTTCATGTTTTCTTAACGGCTCATTCCCGGGGATTGTGTACTCCGTAGGCGAGTTTCATCTGTGTCTCCGCGGCTTCTTTCTCTTTCTCCGCTACATATATGAAGTCGATAAGTTGTAGGTTAGCTTCCTCGGTGCGCCCCACCACTTCAAAGACCGTACCCAAGCTGACAACCCCCACAACATCAACGACATTGATAATTAGAGCGAATATCAGTAGAAGAGGACGGAACGGATTCAC